TTTTCCATTATTTATTCTCTCTTACGTAGTTTAGGAAGTCAGGGTCATTAGCTTTAGGAGGTACTGATAACCCTCTCTCTTTTTTATATCTTCTCTGCCAATTAAAAGTATCTTCACCTTCAAGAGGATTTTTTCTATTTCTTTTATTCTTTGACTTTTTAACAGGAGCTTCAGATTTAAACCAGTTACTAAATCCAACTTTATCAAATATACTCTCCTTCTTTTTACTTTTTAGAAAGTCATCAATATGATCATTAATTGTACCTATCGAAGGTTTATCTCCAAGTTCAGCATTGTCTAAATACTCAAGAAGTTCCACCTTAGCTTTCTTTAACTTCAGGAAGTCGTCATCATCTAGAAAGCCGTCTACATTCTCAATCAGTCCTGAAGCATACATCTTATCAGTCAGGAGAGTTTTAGACCTATTGTAAATTTGAGAAGTTCTCTCAGCACCTTTACTGTCCGATGTTCTACTTAAGAACTTAGTGCGGAATTTACTTTTATCGGCTTTACTAAGTCCTACCATTGCTTCGCTTAATTGTGCTGAAGTCATCTTTTGTAGATCACCACCAAGGAAAATATCAGTCACACGATCTAAAGCCTTGTCGTCACTAACTTTAGGACTCTTAAACTCTTCTATTAATGCTGCCATCTGTTTAGGATTAAGACTAGCCTTTTGAAGGATCATTTTAATTTCAGGATGATTAGTAATTGATTTCTCAGTATATAGTTGTCCTGAAGCTTTAAGTTTTTCAACTACACCATGGACTCTATCAAAGTTCTTATCTTCGCTATTCTTTTTCATAACTTTTAAACGAGTACTATCAAGATGCTTAATCTTAATTGCTTCGCTTCGTACTTCACTATCTTTTATACCATCAATAAGTTTTGTCTGTTCTTCATCAGTCTTACCTCTAATACTTCCTAGAAAGTTTCTAGCTTCGTTTTCATCTTCACTAACTTTCAATCTCTTTTCAAACTTAGCTCTAGATTTACTATCAATGAATTTAGAATAACCTTCCATTATGTCTCTAGCTTCACCTGTTTTCCCACTAGCGATAAGAACATCAACAGAGTTTACAACTCCTTCATTCATATCTTTGTAAACTCTATTCGCTGCTACGGTAGAATACTTAACTTTAATTTCATTCCCATCAGTATCAGTGTAACGATGATCACCACGCTCATCACTATCTGCAGGAACTTCAGTAGCTGTCCCATTTCTGATAGCGTTCTTGGCAACTAAAGTTTTAATGTCATTAAGACCTTGATCGAATTTAAGACTAGATGTTCTATCACCTTTTTCGATATACCCTGCACTTATTGCTAATTCATTCTTAGTATTTTTAACATCACCTTCAAAAAGGTTATGTTCATAAGTTTCTTTTTGATACCCACGTTGCTTTAGAACTTTAAGTCTATTAGCATCCTGAGCCTTTCCTAAATTAGCAGTATAGCCTCTCTTAACTCTTTCGTTTAAATCAGGTCTTTCAGATATTAGCTTATCTAGGAAAGCTTTCTCTTCAACATCGTACTGAGCGTAAGCATCCGTAGGATCGCCCTTATGAGCTTTCAATGCTCCTAGATTCTGTACATTCCACTCAGCATATTTTTGAGTAGCTTCACTTGATAGAGTATCAATCTTACTATCTTCGTAAGTCTTATTGATTTTAATTGCACGTTCACCAAGATCAGCTATCCCTGCACTTCTCTGAAGGATACTGGAAGACTGATCTTTAACATTGGCACGAATCCTATCGTTAGGAGGTGCTGTAGGAGAAGGTGATATTCTTTGAAGTCGAGGTACAGTAACCATGTTAAAAATCCCTTGTTAGTGACTGATACCCTGTCACTTCATTTCTTGCACTACCTGCAGACTTAGTACCTGCTTTATCAGAAGTGCTGCTCCCAGAATACTTAGGTCCGTAACCTGAGTAATCTATTTTAGAAAGAGTACCTAAAGCACCAATGACACCTGCTGCTTGAATACCTGAAGCTCTACCTTCAGCATCAGCTCTGTTAAGATCACCTTGCAATCTAAAATCTCTAGCTTGACGTTTGTAACCTAGAGCTTTTTCTGAAGCTTGTTTTTCAATTTCCATTCTATTTATTTCTGCCATGAACCTTGTCTCTTTACTAAGTTCACCTGCACTACCGTAATTAGCATCAACATCTTGTACAGCGAAGGCTACGTTCTGATCTGAGATAACAGCGTCTACGTTAGCTTGATATTGAGCAACATCAGTTTCACCTTGTAAGACAGCATCGTGAGCGTCTAGTTCTGCGAACTCTGCGTTCCACTCTGAAATCTCGTTATTAAGATTCGCAGCATCTCTAACGTTTTGAGCTGCGAAGTAACTACTTGCTAATTGAAATGCGGCTACACCGCCATATAGTAAAGCTGACATTATCTATTACTCCTGTTAAGTACTTCCACATCAGGTATGATCGAAAGTATTTGAAAGTGTAAAGGATCAACTTGTCTAATGGAAACTTTACCGCTTGACTCCCATGACCCTTTAAGAAGTTGCTCGACTCTCTTAGATTGAGGAGCCAAGAACCTGTTACCTAAAATATCATTCCCTCTTGGTACTTGGTAAATATCTAAGTTCTGCATCCCACTAACACTAGAACCGTCAACTCCGTTTTCAGCTTCTTCAGGGAACTCATTAGAAACGTAAAGTCCTCTACTCTTATAAACTCTTATGTAAAGCTTGCCGACATTTATAGATTCTATTAGAGTAGGCTTTTGCTCAATGGTACTAATGTTCAACGTTTTAATATCTGCGGTAATCGGTCTACCTACTACAACAATTGCATGATCACTGGTCGATGATTCTGAATCAGAAGGAAGCGTTAAAGCTCCTGCGACTATAGAAGTTGTTCCATAGTTTTCAATATCATTATTAGGAGACTTGACAACATAGCCATCACTCATGATTGAAACTTGTTCACCGTCAAGATGATCGAGTCCCGTAACAGCACTAAAGCACTGATACAATCTGAAGCTTGAAGCATCAGCTAATGGATACTCAATATTAGGCTGAACAGTAATTGAATTGTCACTAGCTCTTGCGGTTACTTGAAGATCGACACTAGTTCCATCAGAAGCAAATACTCTATGGACAGTTCCAATTGCACCGGCAGCATCAGCTCCTGTAACAAAGATTGCTGAAGTCCCACAGTCTAAAGTTAAAAGTCCATCCCATGTATCAGCAACAATAGGAGTTAATGTAAAAGCATCAGCACCTACTAAACTATCATTCAATAAATTAGAATAAGTCTTAATTCCATCCATGAAAGCATGACTTGAGAATTTATCATACTCAGGATTACTTACTATTGTAGCAGCGGGAGTGAATCTAGGAATACTTACTTCAATTTGTCTAACACCGTCTTTGTTAGTTACGAAGAAAGTAGAATCTGCAAGACCAGTTCCTATAACAGACTCAACAGGATAAGCTGAGTCATGTCTTGTCCATGCTCTCATCTGATGTTCAAAGTGATAAGTAAATGTAGCCCATGTCCCATCAGAGAAAGTAACTATGATCATTGGAACGTTACCAGTTTGGTAAGCCCATGATGTAATTGTTCTATCTCTGAAAAGATGATCACTAAATATAGATTGATCTAAAGTTTGATAAGTTAAAATGTCTTGAGAAAAGATTAATTGCCTAACAGTATTGGTAGCTTTATCTACGAAGAAGACACCGCCTGGCACTGAAAGAGGCTCTATGTCTTCGTCAATAACCCAACTACCTTTTTTCTCTAAGGCAATGTTATCAATAGTAAGTGCTCCGACAGAAACGAAGACTCCAACATTAGTGAAAACAATTAGTCCATCATTGTCTACCATTCTCAATACTGAAGCTTTACCTGAAGTACCTGACTTAAATTTTAGAGCTGAGTCACTATCATAAGGGAAGTCACGGTAGAAGTTATTTTGAAAAGCAGGTCTTGAAGCTAGTATCGCTTCTTCATCTGCGTTCACGTTAGCTATCAATAATCTCTGCTGATAAATAATACCTGTCTTAGGGTCTAAATCTTCAATGTCAATCCCATCAAGGTTAGTCTTGGTGATCGTATCTTGAACGCCATTAGTGAAGTCAGCATTTCCTCCAATGTCTTCATATACAACTAGTAGATTACCTAAGCTGTCATATATGTCTCTTGAGGTTCCTATTAATCCATAAGCTCCACCTGCTGAAGGTCTTCTATATATTCTAACAGAGTTATATTTATTGATGTTAGCTGAGTCTGCGTCCACTTGAAAAACAAGAGTGTTAGATTGACCTGCGGCTAATGGCTTATTGTAACTTCCACTAGTGTTCTCTAATATTTGCGACTCTTCATTGTTGTAGACATTAGTAACTAAGTAATCGACAGCGTAACCTGCAGGGGCACCATTAGCAGTAATACTTAAAGCGGTAGGGGCTACAGGTAATGCGAACATAGAAGCTGAAGCTACGAAAGCAGGAGTAGCATCATCATATAAGAACTTAAGCATCTCCTGACCTTTAATAAAGGCGTAGACATATTTTCCACTAGCTGTGAAGTGCATCGATTGAACTTGAGCTTCATTGTATGCGTGAGATACTTCGTTAACTAAAGTTCCTGCGAAGTCGTAGGTTCTAACGTAAAGGTTTCCCCATACCAAGAGAGCACTAGAATTCGTAGGAGAGAATAGCTTAATCTTCTCGTTAGCATTTTTTCCATTCTTAAAATAGGATCTTGAGAACCGAGACAGTAAGCCTCCTGTTTTCCCAACCATTACATTTCTAGCCGTATGTAAACCTTTCTTAAATTTCTCTAAGGTTACATGATCGTGAAGAATGGGATCTAGTTCTCCTGAAGAAAAACTAAGTAAAGGTTTTAAACTCATGACAATCTCTCTCTTACCCATGCTGAATTCTGAGCATCGGCTTCATAGTTAAAGTTTTCTCTAGCGTCAGTTTCTTGAGCTTCAAGTTTATAAATAACATACTCTTCTTTAATTTCTTTTCTAAGAGTCTTTGCACCTTTACCTACAAGTAGAGGAGCTGAAAGATTCGCAAGATTATTAGCAAGGCACATAATAGCAGGTGCGCTCAATGATGAGATAGGAACATCTTTAGGGATACACTCACCTATAGCTAGAGTCTCATCGGTGAAGATAACTTTAATTCCGTCTTTGATTGATGTTCTCTTGGCAATGTGAGTAATTTCAGTATCCTTATGAGCCTCTGATTCTATTCTTCTAAGGAAAGCACAGTTCGTAGGATACTTATAAGAGTACGTCCAAATATGATCACTAGGAAGTGTCTCAATAAGTTCTAATGTAATTGGAGTTGATGTTGAATCTAAATCTAAATCTTGAAGAGTAGATTCTAAAGCTACGTCCCAGTGAGTGTTCAGCACACGTACTTCTTCAGTATCGTCTGTTAAATAATCTGCAACCTCACGGGAGAGTAACAATATTGATAATGCTAAATTGTAAACTTTGACTCTAGTATAACTCATTTCACCCTCGCTTAAAAAAGGCGAGAGTTACTTCTTCGCCTTTTTGTCTTTGAAAAACTGTAGTCTTTTCTTTTCCATTTCTGGTTCAAGACATTTCATCCACTCACCAAGAACTTTAAAAGAAGAAACACTAAACTCAGTCCCTTCAGAAATTCTCTCTTGTCCGTAGAATCCTTTTCTTGTAGCAACAACTTTAATTACCTGCTTAGTCAATGGTACAGGAATAATGCTATCGTTGTCATCTTCAGGCTTAATTACTTGAACTTTTTCTTCATGTGAAGGTGGAATTAATCCCTCTGCTGATGAACTTTCGTCTGATGATCCTAGAGGTGAAGGAATTCCTGCATTTTCTGTAGAATCAATGTCAGTTTTGTTTTCTGGCATATTGTCCATTTCATATCCTTAAATTTAAAAAAAGCTCTCTTAACGTTTTTAAGATTAAGAGAGCTGTTAGTTAACTATTAAACTGCAGCGTCATTAATTTTAGTAAATGACTTATAGTGAGCAATTTCATCTTGAGGTACAAGATAAATGTCACAAGTAATAGTAGTCGTACCAGTAGCAAGAGTAAGTCTAGCACCTAAGTACTGCTTAGTCATAACACCTTGAGGGATTGGAGCTTCTAGCTGATCACCTAAAGTCATGTTGGCTGCAATGGCAGTAACCGTTGATAGAACTTCTACGTTAGACGTAAGAGCTGCATCGTCAGCTTGGATAACTTCAACTGTTAAAGTTGAACCTGCACCCTGAGCAACAGTTGGTAAAACTAATAGAGCCATTCTACGCCCGATAGAAATATCTTGAGCGGCAGATTGCTTCTGGTAAGAGTTAGTTGAAACTGTGGCTGCACCTGTGAAGGCTTGAGCTACGGACAACTGGTTTTCAATATCAAATCTCATTATAGTAACCTCCGAAAAATTAAAAATAAAATAAAAGGAGCCTTTCGACTCCCTTAAAACTTAAACGATTCTTGCTTCACTGTTAAGTAGAGCATCCATTCTTTTCACTGGATCACCAAGAAAAGTAAGAATTCTTCTACCTTCAAAGTTTTCAAAGCTAAGACCGCCACCTGCACCAACTTTCGTTAGAGCTTGCTTATGAAGGTGAGCCTCTACAGTTCTGTTAACATACCAAACACCTTTTCCGTTTTGTACATTATCAATTTTGTAGTTAGCAGAAATCATAAGATCAATAAGATCAGCAGCACCTGTACCAGAAACTAAATTCGATACATCAATGTTACATACTCTAGCCGCTTGTCTATAATCTTTAACAACAAGTCCATGATCAGTTAAGAATTCTTCTTCATAACCCCATAGTGAACCGGCTGCTCCGTTAGAATCAAGAGCTTCAATCTTAATAACTTTTCCACCTTTTGAGTGATCATTTCTAGTAAGACCTGCAGTTGTACCTTTTGGGTAAACTCCGAAGATCGAACGTTACCGTGATGAACTTTTAGAATTGAACAGTTATCTGAACCAGTACCACCGGCATCAATAACTTGATTAGCTGTTTCTTCAGCAGCCGTATCAACAGTAGAATAAATGTCAAATAGACCTGCAGTTTTACGGTTAGCCGTTGAAGGTGATCCGTAAATCATAAGATCAGCAAGTTCATTTGCATGAGCTTGTAAGTGACCTTGTGCTTGGTTCCATCTGTTATAAGCTACACGATCCATCCCACCACGTTCTGCAACGGCACGATCAACTTGTGACTTAGATTCAAAGTGAGTAGCTGTAAAGCTTCTTTCTTCGATTGTACTTTTGCTTGATGGAATAGCTTGGTTAGCTTTTCTGTAATATACTTCAGGAAGTGCTGAACGAATATCTTCTTTATGGATAGTTCCTTCATTCATTTCTGTGTACATCATATCTTCAAGCATAGCATTTTGGTTCATAAGAACTTCGGCTACTCCACCGATAACTTTGTTTTTACTTTTAGCTACATCAGCTAGAGTTAAAAATTGTGATCCTTTTGCTGCCATATTT